ATTTATTACGGCCGAACTTCCTTGCATTAAGCTAATTAAACTTAATAGCACTGAATAACCGGCAACCCACTTAGATCTTCTTATTAAGATGATTCTACTCATCTTGAAGATTTTACCTAAGTGTCTAGTAATAAACCAAAATGGTGGGATAAAACCCGCCATTGCAACCTCTGATTCTGAGTCATCGTCTGGGTAAAGAAACTTTTCAAGGACTTCATTATCAACTGATAATTTATGTTCATTGATCATTTTCTTTAACACAGCAGATTCGGCTAAAGCTATCGAAACTGATGCTCTTGCTGAAAATACTCCTTTTGTAACAAAGTATTTAGATAACCCTTGTTCTAATATGAACTCGGGAACTAATTCTCCTGGACCAGATAAAACTGTTCCAGTTAAATAGTCAATTGATTTATCAATTAATCTATTTAATGTTTTAACAATAGGATTATTTCAGTTAAGAGTAGTTGAGATAGTTTCCGTAAGGAAGTGTACTTGAGTTTCGGATTGGTCACCAAGACTTTGTATATAATTCTTAACGATGTCATTTAAGGTTGCATTAACCTTATACGCATCGGTTTGGAATTTATACAAATCAGATTCCACTAATTTATATTTAGCAATACTTAAAAGGTTTCTAAACCAGATAAGATCAGACGTAAAAGCCTGATAGCTAATATGACCAGTACCCATAGATGAATTTAAGAAATTTCTAAAATTCGTACATGCGTCACTGGACTTATGGTGTTTATACTCCATAAGATAATGGAATAAAGTATATAATCTGATTGATGATTCAACTTTATTAATAATATAATAAGGATGTTTCATAACAGAAAATATACCTCTGATTAGACCGGGTTGCAATTCTATTGGAATCGCCCAACCATGAGTGGCCTGATTTGTTAGGAACTTATGAAGTAATGGGTATCTCTGATAGGTAGATAATAATCCACCAATCGAGAATCCTGTAATTTCAACACCTTTATAATACCATCTCTTTGCAAATTCAAATACATCTTTTGATGTATGAGTCTTTTCAATAGAGTATGGCATATCAAGGTTAGAAATTAAAACTTTATAACTTTCCGCAACTAAATCATGGTATATAACAAGATCATCACCAAGTAAGAAATATCTGTCAAAGTATGGACCAAGTCCACATCTCATAGCAGCTATTCTAACAAGGTAATGATGAGTTAATGCCATAGAAGGCCAGGATGAGTACGCTCCCATAGGTTGTCCACATCCATACTTAAACATTGAGGTAGTTTTATCTACTTTACAATGGAAAGGATATGATGTTAACAACCTACTCCATGAATTGGCTTTATCTTCACCGATAAGAAAGCTTATAATTCTCTTTTGAAGAACTATCGGCATTCTATCAGTTGCAGATGAAAGATCAATTGAATGGAAGGAGTGTTCACCCTTTTGTCCGAAGTCAATATCAGAGAATCTAGATTGATTAAAGGTCATATCAGTAGGGATCTTCCTCAAAATATTATTTAAATATTTATGAAGAGGTCTACATGCTGATTGTGTCCAATAATCTAAAATCCCGATTACTCTGGTTTTACCTTCCTTATCGGAAAAGTAGGATAGTTTTCTTAAACCACCTACAGGCTTTAACTTATAGATAGAAGCCCATAACTCACTAATCGAAATTCATCCTAGGATATCAAGTCTATCTTTT